GACGAACAAAGCTTTGCTGGGGACCAATTTGAAGAAGAGGTTGACCCAACCCAACTGATAGTAGTTGGTAGGCCGTCTGAATCCGGATCCACGTCCGGGCTTCTCACGGCAAGTGATAGGGATCCAACATCCACTTATACAGTTGACGATTTGTATGTTTTATCTAGGAAGAGAAGCTTTTGGGCTTCTCTTTTTAGGGGTAAGTATACACTTAGTGAAGCTGATGAGAGGGGTGTTGGTGAAATGTTGCGGGGGGTAGACAGCGAGGAGTATGTTCCAGTGGAAGAGGAGCAAAACTCGGTTCGACTGATCGATGACCCCACCAATCATGATCGCATTGCCATGTATTATGTAATGAAGTGTCGGCTCAATTTGCCAGACATCGAACAGCGTACAGAAGCAAACAGGGTGAGGGCTTCCAAGTGGATCTGTGCAGAGCTGAGTTCCAAGCAAGGACTTAGACTCAAGCATCTGGACAGAATCCGCGTCAAGTTCCTTTCCCTGCTGTTCATTAATCACGTGAGTGATATTGAAGCTGCGATCTTTGAGGCTAGCAGAAACATGTATGAGCGAACCCAGCTACCCGATTACAACCACGTGCAGCGTGGATGGTTCGGGTGGTTGCGACCTAGAGGTAGGCGCGCTGGGTTTCGCCAGGCGTGAGCTGGCCCTGTCTTGTTACCTGGAGTAGACTCACCTCCCTCGGAGGTCTTGTATGAGATTGTTCCTGGCTTGAAGGTAACTGAGAGATTGGGTAAAGCCACTAAGGCTAGAAGGACCTTTTTGATTTCCGGGATGAACCCTAAAACCAAATTTCTAGCCTATAATTCCACTATCGCAGGTATGCACCGGGCTATACTTGAGAGACTGTTTTTTATTTGTGAAAATGGTGAGTGGGTACCTCCTCCGGAGGCTACCCCTCAGCATTTTAACAGAGTGTTGCAGACTTTTGAGACTAAGCTGTTGGATTTATCTAAGCGCTGTCACCCTCTGGGGCACAAAGAGTTCGCTCTGTGTTACCATGGTCCACGGCGTGAAAGGTATTTGAAGGCGGCCAGGTCGTTGGAAGAGAAGCCGGTCAGGAGGAAAGACTCTTGGCTGAAGTACTTTCTGAAGTTTGAAACGTATGATATGGTCCTCAAGGAAAACCCCAGTCCTCGCGGAATAAACCCCCGCGATGACAGGTACCTGTGTTCATTGGGTTCGTACCTTCACCCTATAGAAAAGAAGGTATATCGGAACATTGGAAAGTTGTTTGGTTATCCGGTTGTTATGAAGGGATACAATCAAGAAGATCGTGGACGACTTCTTGAGAGGTATTGGAGCGAGATCGATGATTGTGTCGGTATTAGCATCGATGCCTCCAGGTTCGAGCAATCTGTTGGGATCCCTGCTTTGAAATGGGAACACAAAATATACCAGTCATTCTTCAAGGGGGATCGATTGTTGGAAAAGTTGCTGAAGTGGCAACTTCACAACATTGGGTCCGCATCTTGTCCTGATGGATTTCTCAAGTATTGCATAGATGGCAGGAGAATGTCAGGAGACAAAAACACAGCAATGGGTAATTGTCTCCTTTCAGCAGCCATGGGATACGCTTTCATGGAACATTTGGGTATACCGTTGTCAAGTTACAGGTTTTTCTGTGATGGTGATGACGCAGTCATATTTGTTCCGCGGAGGTTATTGGAGAAGTTGAAGTCTCAGTTGGTACCCTGGTATCGGGCCATGGGCTTCCGTATGAAGGTGGAGAAAACAGCGTATATGTTGGAGAGTGTCGACTTCTGTCAGAGCAGGCCCGTCTGGTTTCCGGACGGTTATGTCATGATAAGGGAGCCGTATCGAGCTTTGTCCAAGGATACAGTGAGCAAGAAGCCTCTAGATAGCGTGAAAACTTTTAGAAGGTGGATTGCTGCGGTTGGGCAAGGAGGATTGTCTACTTGCGGGGGTTGCCCTGTGAGCCAATCTTTCTACGAATGTATGGTGAGGAACTCGTGTGGAGTCAAGCCATTATCGTATGGCGACCCTTCAATTGTTGATTTCATGCAGTATAAGGTTCAAGGAATGACCAGGAAGAAACAACCAGTACACCCACACTCAAGAGCTAGTTTTTTTCACTTGCTTTTGGGGTTTCCCCTAGGGCACAAATCTGTATTGAGTCCTATTACGATAATCTGATTTTGGAATTCGGGCTGGGGGAGCATGTTCTAAGTTCGTTTGCCAATTGTGGTTGGTAAACGGAATGCGTACCGAAACACGGGTCGACGACCGTGCGCAAGGAGTTTGAGGTTATTGTTGCTGTTTAGGAGTTAGCTCCTGTAAAACTAGCAAAGTGTGTGATCGAGTCAGGATCTCTTGGATTCACCTTGTCAAAGTAGTGCCATCGCTTGTGCCTTGCAGGGCTGCGGAGGTGCCCATGAAATGACTTGGTTGAGGAGACCGTTTTCCTGCGTGGTCGTCAGAATGTCTGCACCGCTTTGCCATAATAACCCGGGTTGGAGTTAATGTCGGTGGGTATGGCAGCTCCTTCTCAGCAACAATAACCAATAAATGGGGTCGAGCATAGTAATAGCCCAAAATCCATTCGTGGTGCTAACCAAAAGGCCGAGAGACTGCACGGCGCTTCCTTACGGTTTATGTTCGATGTACAGTCCCCGTGATCATAGGGTATCCCATACTATGAATCAAAAGAAAAACAAAAACAAAAACGGAGGCGGTAAGCAGAAGGCTGCTGCCGCTTCCCAGAAACGACAAAACAAGAAACCCACTCCTTTTTCGGATGCTGGTGCAATTGTTGGGTCAAGGCTTGGAACCATGTTCAATGCACCATATTTAAAAGGTGTTGGTAAGTGGCTAGGTTCCGGAATCGGTAGTATCTTCGGTAGTGGAGATTACACCATGGTTGGCCCCCATCCAGAGTACAATGTGCTCATGAATGGGGCCCAAATCCCTCAGTTCCAGAATTCTTCTAGTGGCAATATTGTTTGCCATAGGGAGTATCTCGGGGACATTTCAGGGACTACGGCGTTCACTTTGAATTCCTATCCATTGAATCCCGGAATTTCCAAAACTTTCCCCTGGTTGAGTACCGTTGCTCAGAATTATCAACAGTTCCGTTTTCACGGGTTGATTTTTGAGTTTCGCCCTCTACTTACTGATTTTGTTGTTGGTGGAGCACCTGGTGTTGCTATTATGGCAACAAACTACAATGCCGATGCACCAGCCTACAATACCAAACAGGAAATGGAGAACAGCGAATTTGCGGTCTCAGTTAAACCCACCCTGCCGATGTTGCACGGTGTGGAATGTAATCCAGCGGAAACTGTCTTGAGCAAGTTGTATGTTAGGACCGGCGCCAGTGCGGTAGGACTTGATTTAAAGTTCACCGATCTGGGCCGAATGCAATTTGCAACCCAGCAAAATCCTGCCAGCACGATTCTTGGAGAGTTGTGGGTTTCGTATGTGGTGGAATTTTTCAAACCCATACTACCAATCGACGTGGGGGGCAACGTGAATTCTTTTCGCGCTTTCCGCAATGGTTACACTGCGGCTGCGCCGCTTGGAACCGTGGCTGCCTCCTCGGGCGGAGATTTGGATGTTTCTATCACTACCACCGACATTTTCATCAATGGAGCTCAACCGGGCAATTATTATGCAGTTACCGTGGAGTGGGAAGGTGTGGCAGCTTTGGCTTTGACATATGCTGTTGCCACCGTTTCAGGCGGAACCTTCTCTACTTATTTTTCGGGTTTGACACTGCAAAATTTGACCGTCCCTCCTGCTGGAGTTGTCTCGACTTCAGGTTGTGTTCAGTTTGTGTTGCTGGCTTCAGTTATTCCTTCTGTTCCCCTATCAATTAAGTTTGGAGGGGCCAGTGTTTTTCCTGTTAATGCCAACATCAATATTGTTATCACTCCTGTTAGTTCAGAAAGTGCTGTTTAGTTAGTTTCGATTGTTATGCGTAAGGCGTGGAGTGGCGACTCCACGAAACCGTGGCCGTACGGTTCGTTCCCTAGGCGTAGATCCTCCTGTCTCTTGGGGGATCCCTATAAATTATAAGATGACAAGTTGGCAAATTGCGCGGGAGCAAGAGGAGGGCACTCCACACTACTTCTCACCCGTAGTCTCGTGTTTGGGTGTTTTGCAACTTATAAAGAAATGAGCGGAGGTACATGAGTGAGCGCAGGGTCGGTCTTCCTGTTGCAACGAGTTTAGGCCCGTCTATCTAAAATCCTTCGGGTGCCGATGATAGTCCGATGTTGTTCAAGCGACGAGTAATACCCACACTAGGATATGGTGTAGGGTCGGC